AATCTGAAGTAGTCAGGCCATTGTGCGTTCTGCTCTGTGGCCCAGTCCATCATGGTGGCTATGCTCCTCTGTAGTGCGGCCTCCACGGGCTCCGACTTCAGTGCCTCGATCAAGTACGCTTCGTACAGGTCGTCTCTGGCCCAGTGATCCAGTTTGATCTTCGAGTGCAACACGTAGTCTATGTACTTGTCTGGGTACAATGGATTTATGTGCATGATGAAACGACCAAACTTCACGAATGCGTTGTAGTATGCACTGTCAACGAAGTCATCGTATGTTCTAGGTTTTGAATTGTGCTGATGTATCTGGTAGAATCTCTGGAACACCATGAAAGCGTTGACCACCCACTTCTCATCTCTTTGTAGGTGTCTTCGTTTTGGTTCACAAAGGTGTACTTGTAGTGTTCTTTCTTTTGCGAATGTCTTGTCGCAGTATGTACACTTATTTAGATTCGATGCCATGAGCCTCCACCAGTTCCTCAAGTTCTTTGTCTGTGATCACTTTGTCGAGTGTTTCTAGGTCTGTCTCTTTCCAGTTAGGATAGATCTGCATTAATTTTTTTAAAGATTTGTTCGCCACACGCTTCATGGGTTTTAACCATGGATGGAATTGTTGTGTCTCCGCTCCGCACATGGCAGTCAATATCCATAACAGTTTCTTGTGTTTGCCTAACGTGAAGCAGTGCTTGTTCACACACTCGTTGACCATCTCCACATAATGTTCCACATAGAATGGATCCTTTGAGGACACACTTGAAACATATCTCATCAGCATGTAAGGAGAATACAAGGATTTTTCCTTGTCATCGATCCTGTCAAAGTAGTCCTTGTTCCGGAAGTCAACAGCTTTGAGCCCGTTCCTCAGATCAAAAAATTTTCTATTTTTTTCTGCCGGCATATTTTAATCCAAACATTGTGCAATCTTTTGGTGTTACGAATGTTAATTGTAATTTATTATTCATATGTTTCACACCTGAAATTTTTAATTTAGTTTTACCCACCCAGTCAAAGAAGTCAACGGCCCATTCTTTGTCCATCCATACAGGAGTCCCATCACTAGTGATGATTATAGGTGCTTCTATCTTGATTGTTTTCCTACCAGACGTTGCCATAATCCACCTGTTCGCATTGTCTTGAAATATCCTTGACGAAGTAGGCACATATTGGTTTTGATCCGTTGCTCAACGGAACAGCCAACATCTGTCCTGATTTGATCTTTGGGAAGTACCATTTGACTTCTGTGTATATGTCCACAACATCTATGGGATAGAAATCTGGTTTAGGACTAGACAACGGATTGAATGTGAATGCATCAAATCCCCTGTCGTTCAAACTGGTTATGGGTAACACATGCATCTCTGGTTGTCCGGCCTCACCTATCAACATCTTCCAATCCAATGGCATCTTGATCCTGTGTTCTCCAATCTGTAACACCGCCGCCGGGGCGTTGAAGCTCTCTAGGAATATTAAAGGTATGTAGAAGAAATCCGGTTCATTGGGATCCGAGTTGTCCAGTACAGCGAATCTTAGGTTCTCATCTACCCATTCTGGGATCTTCTCTAGTTTGTATGTTCTGTTATTAAGTGTAAGGATTTTCATAATTTATCTTTTCTATAGTATACGGGTAATTGGCCTCTTTGTAAAACTTTTTCCTTGCCCCCAAGTGTCTTTTCGCAAATTTGCATGAACTGGTAATGTCCCATATCTGCACGTTCTCCTTGTCTTCGGCCTTCCTGATTCCTCTTCCTATGCTCTGTATCACACGGACAAACGACTTGCCCGGCTCTATGAGAACAAGATTGAAAATACGAGGAATATTAATACCAACACTGGCAACTCCATATGTGGCGATAATAATTTTATTTGTTGCAGTAGATACTTCATCATATTGCTCCTTCCTGTCTACGTTTTTAGTTGAGCCGGAAACAAACACCGAACCCTCTAGTTGTTCTTGTAATATCTCCCCTGCTGATATTCTGTCAACAAGCACCAAGGTGTTGCCTGATGTTGAAACATCTTTTATAGTTTTCGCAACCCATGCCATTCTAACTTTGTCTGTTGTGAGCCATTTGAGTTCTTCTCCATATGTTTTGAACTGTGGATGGTCTTGAGTCTGTAACACATTCACGTGACAGTTTGCGAGTACTCCTTTGTCTTGCAGTTCGCTTGCCTGTATCCTGTGGGTGACATCGCCTATGCTACATTTCAAACCCATGAACTCGTAATCTGCTTTGGGCACAGTTCCTGTTAGTCCCCAACGTATGCCACAGTGTGCGAAAGGTCCGGTCAACAATCTTTTGAGGACATCGGCCTTGGCCATGTGTACTTCGTCAATTATCACTGTGTTGATTCCTTTTATTGCTTCCGCGAATGCTTCCGAGTGTTCGTCTTTGCTTTTCTTTTCTAGTACGTTTAGTGATTGCCATGTTGCGATAGTGTTGAACCTTCCTAGTTCTTTCCTGTCTCCGTAGTACACACCAACATCTAGATTACAAGCAACGAAGTCTTCTTCTGTTTGTGTCACTAGACTTTTGTTTGGCACTATTGTCAGTGTACGTCCATATGGCTCGACCAACTGGCACAACGCCGCGGTGATTATAGTCTTACCTGCTCCTGTGGCGATCTCCTGTATGCACTGAGGGTTTTCTATGAACTTGTTTATTGTTTCTACTTGATAATCTCTTAACTCTATTGACTGTCCGGCCATTGGATGATTATTGGGCCATTTTATGTGTGAAAGATAATCTTTGTCCACAGACTTGAATTCAAAGTTGTGTTGCTCTCTTTGATCCTCCATCTCCACGTACACCCCACCATCTTCCAGTATGGGAAGTATTTGGTCAACCAGGTTGAGATAGGTCGTCCCTCCCAGCCCAAAAAATGACACCTTGCCGTCCCACCTGCCTAGCTTGACCGCTGGTAGATGTCTTGCATAAGGTATTTCATATTTGAATTTGTTGGAAAGCCTCTTCCTCCATTCCAGGGAAAGGTTTTCAAATTTGACGTTCACTTCGTCTTTTATTACTAATTTACAACTGCTCATAATTAAAGTTTCACTATTACATGATCGTGCCAATCCCAACTACTCGGTTGGTGATCACTATAATACAACTTTTTTGGAAGATTCTCAAGAAGTCTTTTCAGGTTATCAGTGCCTGTGGCGTAATAACCACCACCTAATGTTACCAATGATGCCTTTGGCTTTATTTTACTCTTGATCATTGCTCTGGGTATCCTGTTCCTGACGAACATAATTTTAGTGTCCTCGTTGATAAACTTGAACTGTTTGCTCATTTGATGTAATTCAAAAAGAGTTTCAAAGAACTCCCTTGATGTGTTGTTGTTGATCATCATTTGTCTTTGGTTGTGGTCGTTTTCAACATCCTTCATGTACACAGGTTCCTTCACATCAAAACCCCACGAACACTGGGTCAGTATGTCTATGCCCTGCGACTTGAATGCGTTCATCCATTCCCAGAACTCCTTGACTTCCTCCTGTGTGTCCATTTCTCCACTCACAGGCATCATTATTGGAAAGCAATTCAATTCCATTAGTCCCATCACGACTTCCTTCTTGCTGAACACGGTTGAGTCAATCCACAGCTTGTGGTAGTTGTTGTGTGCCACCTTGTGACCTATCGTTGTCTCCGCGGTAATGCTAATACCGTTCGTTGCTATGTTAAAGTTTTTCAGTGAGTCCACTTGTTCCAGTGCTGTCTTGCTTTTTAAGTTCTGGTCCCAGTACTCCTGCAATGATTCGGGTGCATTGATCAATGTCACCTCCCCGCCCACAAGTCTTGCAGTTGGTTTCCGATGTCCCATGATTCCTTGTTTTATCTCTTCGTAGTCGTTTAGCAGACTGTCGTCCATGAATTTGAAGTCGTACCTCACTGCTATCAGCGTCAGGTAGTATGCGGTGACATCGCTGTGTATGAATGTCCATTTCTTCGCTTCTCCGTCATACATGGCGTACATGCCAGGAAGGTCACGCTTGTCTTTTATGCATCTGATCAGTTGTATGATTTTCTTGTTGTATGGGAACCTCAGTTCTATTATGTCCACCCCTTCGTCGTTCTGGAACTTCTCAATGCTCTTGTCAAAACTGATCACCCTGAATTCATCCTCATATATTGGGGTGTCTAGCAGTTTCTTGATGTCCATGCCGTGTGCTTGGAATTTGGTCAGGTATCTTTTTAGTATCACCAGTGCTAAACGTGCCTGTTTCTCAGTCCACACATATTGTGCTTCTGCCAACGATCTCACGGTCTCCTGATCTTTTGGATGTGGCTTGATATGGGCCTTTTGGGGATCAGACCAGAAATAATCATTATATGCTAGTATTTTAAGTGCTTCGTTAATAGTTTTTGGTAAATCTGTGTGCA